TTTAATTTCAACTTACAAATACCCAATCTAATTCTTGACATATCTGTTTCCATTTTTCATCATATATTTCTCTGTTATATTCATTTAGTGTAAGCAAATACATTTTTTTATATTTGATATATTCAGCTAGTCGATATAATATATATTGGTATGGTAAAAAACTTTCATTAGGATATAAAATACAATGTTTTTTAGAAACATCTTCGAAAAGTTCACATAAAACATCCTCTTCTTCTTTTGTAAATTCAACTGTTTCAATATCTAATTTTTTAAGAATAGCAGGAATATATTCATAATAAATTTTTAAATTTCTTTTTTTTAACACATTTTTAATTTGATTATGTGTTATTTCTTTATTTTTTAAAATAATTTTAATGTCATTTATAAAGTTCTCTCCAAAATAAATTGAAGTCTTGCCTTGTATATCTTCTAGTATATTTTTAAAGTGTTCAATTCTTGTATATTTAGATGTCATTATTTAAAAATAAACATTTACCTTTAAATAACTGATAAATTATATAAATTAAGCTTTATATGGAAAAAGTTTAAGCATGTTAGTATTATATATTGAAAAGTTTGGGTCATTACTATTTGCACCAACACCATTACCAAAACACATTCCTCCTTTATGGTTTAGTTTACGTTTATTTTTACGGGTTTTTCTTCCTTTTTTTGTTTGTTTTTTTCTAGATAATCTTCGCTTTCTTCTTTTTCCGCCAAATTCATCAAATGAAGTATCTTCGCTAGTTGTATAACCGGCGTCAGAAATTCCACTAGTATTTAATTCATTTAAATTCATTGTACCTTGTGTATCAAACGAATTATCCATACTCATATCTAAATCATGGATATCGTCCTCTGCTTGAGGAATAGCGTCAGCTTGATTATTTGGATTTTCGAAAATATGTTCATTAAGTAGTTCTACCATAACTTGTTCTGCCATATCATCAGAATTGCCATGAAAACCATCAGGACCTTCGTTCATAATTGTATTAACTTTTTGCATAACTTCATTTAATGATACACCTAAGTCGTCAAGTCTTTCAATTTGATAATCATTAAATCCTTGAGATTGCAATTGTTGCAACTCTTGCTGAGTAAACGCACCTCCTTTCATAGTTCTACGACGATATCGTTTTTGTCTTCTATGTCTAGTATGTCTTTTTGCCATAATATATTATGTTTAGATTTAATATAAAATTGATTTTATATTAAATATAATTTACACTAAATAAATTATACAATGGTTTATATATATATACTTCAATTGGAAGAAGATAAATATTATGTGGGAAAAACAACAAATCCTTCGTTTAGAATAGAAAATCACTTTAAGCTAAATGGTTCTGCTTGGACTAAAAAATACAAACCTATATCTATAATGGAAATTATACCTAATTGTGATGACTTTGATGAAGATAAATATACGCTTAAATTTATGGAAAAGTATGGTATCAACAATGTTCGTGGTGGAACTTTTTGTGAAATAAAATTGAGCGACAATAACATTATTACATTAAATCAAATGATTAACACAATTAATGATAGATGTTATATTTGTGGAAAACATGACCATTTTGCGAATAATTGTAAAAACAAAACTCAAAAAAAAAGAAAAAAACCAACTATAAATTTAAACGAGAAATGTGATTGCTCAACATCTTACTTTTCGCAACACAGACGAGGTAAATGTTTATTGAACAATATAATTTCTTATTTTGATGATGAGGACGATGACATAGATAAATTAACAATACAAAAGACAGAAGAAGTCGAAAAAGAGGATAAAAAATCAAATTGTTGTTTTCGATGTGGAAGACTAGGTCATTTTGTGTCAGATTGTTATGCTTCAAAACATATTAAAGGATATTACTTAAAATAAATTATTTTCATAAAAGCATAAATTCAATTATTTTATGAAAAAACATTTTCCTTACCATTTATGGTCTAAAAACCACCAGGAAATTTTACTAAATTCGCTCCAATACCAAATCCTGCACCTCCTCTAGCGGATGCCCCCATAGATGGAACATAGGTATCAAGGATACTAAATGTAGCAGCGGCAGTCAAAGCAATCAACACAATTTCCTCAATATTCAATGAGCGTTTAGGAATAGCATAAGCAGCAATAGCAACCATTAAACCTTCAACAAGATACTTGATAATTCTCTTAACAAGTTCACCAACGTTAATTAAACCGTTCATTATATTAAATATCAAGAAAAAATAATTTGTGCGCTAAATAACTTAAAAATAAATAATTTAATTAATTAAAATGGATCGTTCTAAAAATAAGCAAGCTAAAAAAGGCGGATTTGAAAGAAAAATGACAAATGGAAAACCAAATGCCAAATATGTCGATTTGCTAGAGGAAGATAAACCAATTGCTGGTCAAAAATTCGTTTGTATGTCTTTTGTTTCTCCTGAAAAAGTTCTTAAGGAAAAAGAGATTTTCTTTTTTGAAGAATTCCTAAATAACTGGGAATTCAATAAATCAATGGAAAAATTTTTTCAATTTATTAATTTTATTTCTTTCAAATATAATATCTCATTTGAAGATCTAAATAAAGATTTTAAGGATTTTGTCCAAGAAGAGAAGACTAATTTAGCTAAATCTAATTTATCCGATGATTACAAAACTTATCTTGATAACCATGAAGACGATTTACAAAAGAAATTTGATGTTGCTCACAATTTCCAAACAAGTACAAGAGGATTAAAGGTTAGAGGTGTTTATCCAACTGAAGAAGAAGCAGAATTAAGATGTAAGATGTTGAGAGAAATTGACCCAAATTATGATATCATGGTTGGACCAGTTGGTATTTGGATGCCTTGGGATCCAGAAGCTTATAAGACGGGTCGTGTTGAATACATGGAAGAAGAACTTAACCAGTTAATGCATGAGAAACAAAAGAACGAAGCTAACGCAAAGACTGCGTTTGAACAGCGTGTTAAAGAAACTAAACAAAAGGCTATTGAAGAGAACATTAAGAATGCAGAAAAGAGTGGTAATACTTTATCTCAAACCATCGATGAAAACGGTAACTTAATTGGTGTTAATAATGCAAGCACTCAAGAATTCGCTTTAGGCGAACAAGAGAATATTTCAACAGCTGATATCTGTGCTGAATTATTTGAAGGAGAGAATATTGTTGTTGGCAAATCTGATTATGGTCAAAGTCAATTGAAGTCAGGACCATTTGCCAAAAAGTAAATAAGTTAAATAATTTAATATAATTCAAAAATATTATATTAAAAATATGAGCAATAATAATAATAATGAGTGACATATATAAAATATTTTGTTTATCTTATAATAATCCCGAGAGAAAATTATCGATGCAAACAAAATTTGAACAGTTAGGAATAGACTTTTTCTTCTATGATGGTGTGGAATTAAATGACGAAAGAATCCATCCAGAATCATATAAAAAATGTTGGTCGTGTATGTATGGACATCTTGATATGATCAACATATTTTATAATGATGCAGCAACAGATTATGGAATATTTTGCGAAGACGACATTTATATTCATAAAGATTTTAAGCAATTTATGCCGCAAATAATAAACGATTTTAAACATTTAAATTTAGATGTATTATTATTAGGATATTTAGTTCCATTCCAAATTAAATCATATTATAATGGTTATCATCTTAAAGATAAAGATTTAATATCAGATGGCTTGAAATATCACAATTTTACAGATGATACTTGGGGAACACAAATGTATATGTTATCGAAAGAAAATGCCGGAAAAATTTTGGAAAAATATGGAGCTACTAGTAATTACGCTGTTAAAACTTTAGCTGACAACACATTAACACCATTTAGTGCCGATTGGACTATTACAAAAGACGGAAATAGAGCACTTATAACACCATGCCTTGCAGTTGAAGATGGTAGAGGCTTACTGACACATTACGATAACTCATATGAACAATTTATTTTTCATAAAAGATGTTATGAAGCGCATTATAATATGATGTTATATATTTAATTACCAATTAGAAGTCTTTTTAACGCTAATTCTAGGACCACCGCCGCGTTTCTTTGTTTTAGATGGGTCATATTGTTCTTCTTGTTCTTCATCAGGCAATCCCTTAGATAATTCCCAGAATTCTTTTGAACCTAATCTGAAGTCATTATGGTTGTCAGCTTTATAATAAAATACTTGATCATTTAGTTTATTTGATTTAGAGTTGTTATTAATGACAAGACATTCATAATTTTCTGTGCACTGATCCATCACCTGACAAAATGCTTCAAATGTTGGAAACATACCGGCATAATTTTCGTAAATACGTTTTCTATTTGCGATATAATTCTCTCGAAGAATAAAAACGTAATCGATATTTGTTCTGAGTGTTGGAGGAATACCTAATGGATATTGCATTGTAATGACCAACATTACCTTCCAGTGTCTACCGTTCATAAATAATAAACGCATAAGCTTATCACGAGACCATGTATTGTCATATAAACAATCGTCAAGAATAACAAATGCTCTTGGATCAATTGATGAGCGTTTATAGGTTTCTATCTCCTTTTTAACTTGTTTTAATACGGTTTTCTGACGCTTTAAGATGTTTTCAATGATGGCAGAATTGTACTCATTGTGAATAAATAATCTTGGCACCATTTTTCCATAAAATCCGTTACCTTCTTCTGTTCCAGATATAACTGTTCCAATCGGAATATCTTGTTGATACCATAATAAATCTCTGACTAAAAATGATTTACCTGTATCACGCTTACCAATTAAAACAACAACTGGACCCTTATTTTCATTTGGTTTAAATTGAATGCTTTTCATGTCGAATTTTCTAAGTTCTAAAGTCATTCTATAATATTTAAAAAAGAAAATTATATTAGATTTAAACGCTAAACGTTTAATAAAATAATTTAGAGTTATTTTAAATATTTAATAGATAATGACAGACCATTCCATATTTTTTCAAGTTGCGTTATTTCCGGAAGAGATTGTTGCTAAAGATGATATATTATTTGACAACTATTTATGTGACGATAATCAATCAGAAACTGTCTTAAACTATTTAAATAATTTTTATTATACACCTTATTATCAATCCAAAGGAATAAAAACTATTGATAAATATGGTAAAATATTTAATGTTAATATAAAAATTGAATCTGATAATGACTGGACGACCGCAGATTGGCTAAATCAAAATAAACTTAAAGCAAAGGCATATGAAGTATTAGTTCCTAATCAGGAAATGAAAATTACTATAAATGATATTGTTTATGAAGTAAAAATTAAAATAAACAAATGTCTTTTTTACGTGAATACGTGCTGTAATGATGATGGAGATTATTAATTATATTTTTGGGTTAATTCCTCAACTAATTTGATAGCATTTTTGATGCCATATTTTTCAGGTCTTGTATAAAATTTGTTACTAGATTTGGTGCAGTCAAATTCTAAAACCGGTTTAGACATATATTCTGGTATACAATTGCCGTAATACGCACCTAATAAATTACCAACTATCTTTGCGTTTGTATCAGTGTCACCGCCACATTTTACACCTTTGGACATTTAAAACGCCGATTATTTTAAAAAATTGAAAAAAACATAAATATAATTTGTAATTTAAATTAAACTAATGGAAATGAATACAACTCGCAATAAAGGATTTTGGAATATGGTAAGCGTTTCAAATGAGGATAAAGAATACCCTTCTAATATGGGACAAAAATGGAGTGACGAGGAAGAAATATTATTATTAGAAGAACTCAATAATAATATAGATATTGAAATAATAGCACAAAAACATAACAGAACAATTGGAGGTATTAATTCACAACACCGAGAAATCGCATATAAAATGTATTTAAAAAATGTCTCTGTTGAAGAAATAATTAGACAAACTAAATTAGATAATAATTCTATTGAAGAAACAATAAAAAAAAGACAAAATAATAATGCTAAAAAAATAAAAACTAAAGAGATAGATAATGTATTTATTAGTATTAATAAAAATGATTATGTAGAATTACAAAATGATGTAAAAAATATGAAAAATGATATTAAACAAATAAAAAATACACTTGGAGAATTAGTTGAAATGATGAAAGCAGTTTATGAATTTGAAGATACTTAAATTCGGCGTTTTAAATGTCCAAAGGCGTAAAACTTCTATTATAGCTTTTTCATAAGTATAATTTTCTATATTATTTAAAAAATAAATTACCACACACCATCCAGCTAAAATGTATAATATATGTAGTCCATTATATTTCAATTATTTCAAATATTTTCTAAAGTAAACGAATAAAATTTCAGTTCTATAGTAATGTTTTAGAGAGATTAACTAATTATCCAAATAATTAGTTAAAAACACATTATATTTATATTGTAATTCACTAAAGATGATAACAATCAATTATCAGAAAAGGAAAAATACTGAGCTTTTTAAACGTTTTGAAGAATCTACATCACTTTTTCTCTCCAAAACACAAAACTATATTCCTATTTATACACGCTTCTTTAATTTGAATGACACAAATTACAATAGTATTAATCTTAACAATAAATGGTTTATATCAAATGTTATAGAACAAATTGAATACAATGATAACCTTTTTATGTGCAGAATTAAAAATGTTGAAAATAACAAGGTAAAAGATAGGGAAGTATTTTTTAAAATTGCTCCTTTATTAGATCCATATAAGTATATGATTGGTAAATATGACATAACAAATCCTAAACTGTTTCATTTGCCAAAATTAAATTCAATATCTAGAGATTGTAATGATAAATTTATTGACGTAAATAATGCAGCTTATGTTGAAGGATTATTTTTATTTTTATCGAGTCAATTAAGACATACATTTAAATTTATTCATGGTGTAGATTATTATGGTTCATTTTTAGCAGTTAAAAATGATTTCAAAATAAACGTTTTTGATGACATAGATTACCTTAATAACTCTGATTT